TTCCCCCCTGGCCCGCGATCATGTCGTATTGCAGCGGCTCGGGTTGGGCCCGGAAACAGTCAACGCCACGGGTGAACGCCGGGAACCGCACGCCGTCCACCTTGGGCACCGATGAGCAGCGCCCGTTCGGATGGTCGTACAACGCCGCGGCCACCGGAAACCACTCGCCCTCTGCGGCCAGACACGCCATACAGGTCCGGTTGTCGTGTGCCACGAGCCGCACAAATCCCTCGACGACGCCGCTGTGCTCGTACTGTTGCCGGTTAGCCTCGCGGTATACTCGCAGCTGTTCGGTGCGCGCCGTGGTCAGGATACGCCCCAGCCCCGAGGCGATACCGTCTGACATGGCCGCCGCTGTTTTGCGCGGATTCCAGCCCAACGCCGTGCCCTGTAGCAATGCCGCGCTCATCTGTTCCGCAGCAGTGCCGTAGGCGTCGGTGAGCAACGTCGCCAGCGGCGATCCGTCCCCGAGCAACCCGACCATCTCTTGGATCGCGTCCACTGGCAGGACGTTGAACGACCCGCGCACCGCCGCCTCGGCGTAGCTGGCGTTGATGGCCTGGACGCCGTGGTCAATGCCCAGCTGGCCATAGCTGTTCTGCTGAGTCATGATTTCGGCTTCGGCGTAGCGGTTGTATTCGGCCATCTGTTGCTCTAGCTGACGCAGCAGGTCCTGGTAGCGCTCCATCCGCGCCAATTTCCACTGCGAGACGGCCTTGCCCGTTCGCTTTTCGGCCTCGAGGTCGCGCGCTGCTAGCTCCATCTGGCCACGTAGCGTCCGCTCTACCACAAGCCACCTGTCGGCCATGCGTTGTATCTGCACCTGCTCACGCGCGAGCAACGCGGCTTTGAATCCGCGCATGACCTGGACTACCAGCGGCTCTAGGAGGATGGTCATCCCCACCGCCTCTGTAGCTTGCTTTGGTCCTGGGTCCACAGCGGCTCTCGTGGCGGATGGCTATCGCGGTGCATGTACACGTGCCAGGCCACGACGCTCCGCCAGCCAAATCGCCGTGCTCGGAACTGATGGTCGGTGTCTGAGCAATAGTGGTCAAAGAACGGGTCCAGCAGCCCCACGTCGCGAAACACGTCACGGCGAATTAGCACGCACCCGTAGGGCACTCCCCAGTGCTCGATGACCATCGGCTCGTCTACCGGCTCGATGCCCATAATGCCCTCGGTGCGGCACGGCATGAGCGGCGCCGCAAATCCGTTACAGGTGTCGTCGTCCAGCGCGTCCAAGAGTTTGGCCAGCCATTGGTCGGTGCGCGGCTCGCAGTCGTCGCTCATGATGCCGATGACTGGCGCTGACGATTCCAACACGCGACGCAGCCCCTCGTTGACGACCCGTGTGAATCCCTGGCCAATCGGGTCGTGCATCAGGGCAATCTCGATGTCGACGCCGGGCTCGCACGCGTTGAGCTGGTCAGCGATGCGCTCCGATAGGCCCTCGTCCATCGTCGGGATGATGATGGGGATGGTCACCCCTGCACTCTCCACTGCCGAGGCCGAAAGTTGATGCGCTGCTCTGGCGGAACCCACAACGGGTGCCGTGCCAGGTCCTCGTATGGCAGGTCCCAATACCACACGCACCGTGGCCGCGAATGTGACTCCCACCAGCTATACTTGCGCGCCGCGATGGTCTCCAATGTCGCGCCTGGGTACCGGCGCAGCTCTTTGGGATCCTTCCAGCCGATGCGTCCCTGCGACCGGAGGATGGCGTCGAGGTCACGCCGCATGAACACGAGCATGGTGTCGTCGTCGGCAAAGTTGTGGATATAGCGCGCCAAGAACGGTGCATGCTTCACAACGCCACTCATCTGCTGCAACCGCTCGAGATGCCACGTCCACTCGCGCCCATTGCCGGGGATCGAGTCAATGAACCGGAACCCGGTGTCATGCGCGATCATGTGCGCCGCGGCGTTGGTCCCCGAGCGCTGCGGCCCCGTGACGATGATGCGTTTGAACTCGCTCAGTGCCTCAAACATGATGGCAAAGCTCCGGTCGTATCATGGCAACAGCGGATTGCGTTGGCTTCACGCCGACGAACTCGGCCAGGTCGGCGACGGTGCGCTCCGGGTCGGCGATGGCGTTTTCGTACTGAACCTCGAGCACGGGACGCCCAGCCGTCGTCAGCGCCTTGGTGATCCGATACTGATAGGTGAGCACTAGGTCGTGCGCCTTCTCACGAAGGAACCCGTTGCGAACGCCTAGGCTGGCAATGACACCCTCGATGTTACGCATCGCCCAAACGATGTGGGCATCACCCATGAAATCCAGCGACATCCAGTGCGGCAAAAGCAACGATGTACGCGGGTCCTTGAATCCCCACGCAGGCCAGTTGGGTGAACCGACGTGACGATCTCGCACGAGGTATTGCCTGTGTCCGCGCCTCTGGCGGGCAACACGGTCGATGGCGTCCTCCGATGGCGGGTTGGCCCAGTCGCCCCCAGCGTCTTTCAGGGTGCGCCGGTTCTCGCCCGAGAACTCACGATCCTCCCAGTGCCCCAGCGGGTTATCCGTTGTCGGCCCGATGAGCTTGTCCCCCATGTGCACGCCCAGCGCGTGCAGCACACCGGCGACCATCGAGGTCCCCGAGCGGCCCGTGCCCACTACGATGATCTGTCGGGTCACCTACACCTCCATCCCCTGATCCCTCATCCTCGCAGCCTGAGCCGCAGCCGCGCCAAACGTCGCGATCTGCTGCTGTTGCGCCTCGGCCTTCAAGGCCTTGATGCGCTCAATCTCGACGGCTGTCAGGCCCAGGTCCTCGGCCCAGGTGTATTCTGCCGCCACTCCCGCGGCTTGCTTGGCGCTGGCCACCTGCGCCTTGTCCATGTCGGTGCTCGATTGCACGCTGGCCCACTGTGCCTGTAGCCGCTCTTCGAGGTCGAGCCCTGCGTTGCCGAATGCGTTGGCCAGCCTAGCGCTGAGATATAGCGTGTCCTCCCAGGCATTGCCCCACACTCGTTGCTTGCGCTCGCATTTGCTCTTGAGGCCGATCTCTTGCTCTCGCAGCGCCTCGCCGGACGGCTGCTCAGCTCCAGGCGGTATCAGCACATAGTGCGGTGTGCGGCTCTGACCGGCGATGCTCTCAATCCAATAGTGGCACGTGGCGATCATCCTCGATAGATCGGCGGGCTCTAGCGACCCGAGCGATGCGCCGTCGGGGAGTTCTAGCAGTTTGCCGGGGGCCAGCCGGATCTCGTCCTGTTCGCCCGTGGCGTTGATGTTCATGCTGCTCATGGCCGCCCAGGTGATGCGGAACCCCGAGTGGTCCGCTGCGGCGGCCAGGTCCAGGTCGCTCTTGTTGAGCAGGTCTTGCAGCGAGACTATGTCGTCGATCTCGCTGCCGCCTGGGTTGTCGAAGGGGACCACCGCCATGCCCAGCGGTTCGCCGCGTTCGTCGCCGGTGTCTGTCCACCAGATGGGCCATGGGTCGTCCGGCACGTCACGCCATGTGCGCCAGTTGAGCCGCATGATCTCGCTGTCGACGTCGTTGTCTGGCTGGTCCTTGGCATCGCGCTGGATGTAGCGCTCGACGCGGTCTGGGAAGTACAGTGTAAGCCGTGTCTTGCCTGCGTTCTCACCGCCGGTGCGCCAGTCCATCTGCCAGCGCTTCGAGGCGAATACCACCTCATCTGTCTCAGGGTCGGTGTGCACCATGACGCCCTGGGTGCCATCATAAGCCTGGTTCATGGCCCACTGCGGCTGCTCGTTGTCAGCATCCCAGCTCACTATGAGATAGGCGCTGGCGTCGCGCAGCGACATCTCGTACAGGTCGTCTTGCCGCGCATCCATGCGGTTGGCTTCCCACCACTCCGAGGCGGCAAGGGCCAGCGGCGATGCGTCGGCGTCGGCGTCCTCGACGCTGCCAGCGGTGAACCCCGTGACTGACATGCGCTCGGCCACGGTGGCCACGATGAGTGAGCACAGATTGTGTGAGAACAGATGGTCGCTGTGTCGCGGCTCTAGGCCGATGAACTCTTTTTGGCGGTCGGTGAGATAGACGGGGTGCTTCCCGGCGTGATAGTCGCGGAGTACCCGAATCCATTCCTGCTCAGCGGTCTCTTCCGAGTCCAGCCATTGCAGGTACGCCAGCCGTGCGGTCACGCCATAGTCGATGGGCATCAGTAGTTGTATACCCGTATACGCTGAGTGCTGCCGACCAATGAGTTGAAGGCCCCCGCACAAGCGTCGGCTTGGTCTCGGTATTTGCCGTTGGGCACGGCGCAAAGCTCCTCTATCAGCGCTTGATTCCACTGGCCGTCGACGAGCTTGACATTGCCTGCCTCGGCCTGCGAGGCGAACGGAGCCAACCGCGCGTCCTTGGAGCCAGTCACCTTGTCGGCTCGAATCGGATAGCCCGCCATCATCTGGATGGTGTGCCGCGAGACGTCTAGGCCGCTGGATCCCGGCTCTTGCTCAAAGATGATCGTCGGCTCGCCTGCGCGAGACCGCTGGCGGTCCATCTGAGCCGTCTGTCTCATAATGGTCTCGCGCTGATTCGTCGACCACTGACCCCGCACTACATCCTCGACGTAAAACACGCCACCGACATAGCTCATGAGCACGCCCGAGGTGTAGGCACCACCACCCTCTGTGGCGGCATAGTCCCAATAGCGCACTCTCGCGGCTCGCGCCGGCGCACCACCGACAATCTGAAACCAGTGCCGTTTGAGCCAGTTGCCCTCACGCGGCGATGGCCGTTGCTGGTACAAGGCATTCCAAAAGTACGGCCCCGCGCGCGTCTCGATCTTGCGTAGCCGCTCGGCGGGATAGCGCTCAGAACACAATGCCTCGCCAGCCTCTCTTGGGTCAGGCTCTGTGCTGCATGTGATGGGAAATTCTGGCGACTCGTTGTCCTTGATGGCCGGCAGATTGACGATGTGCCAGCGTTCGGGCTCGTCGCCCTGGGCCTCTTCGGCCAATAGCCAACCGCTGAGGTCGTCGTGGTGCCATCGCGTTTGTACGACCACGATGGCTGCGCCGGGCTCAGCGCGGGTGTAGAACGTCGATCTGTACCAGTCTTTTTGGTGTTCTCGGAATAGGTCGGATTCGGCCTCTTTAGCGTTCTTGATGGGGTCGTCGATGATGCCAAGATGAAACCCTTTGCCCGTGATGGTGCCACCGACGCCTGCCGCCCACAAACCACCGTTGTCCAGTGTCCTCCACTCTTTGACGGCGTAGGCGTCGTCTCGCAACATCCCGCCGCCCCGAGTGTAGTTGTCACGAGCTGCTCTGCTAAGAGAGTAGGCGAGCTCCGCTGCATACGAGTTGAGGCCTACTGTGCGCTCTGGGTGTCGGTACAGATAATAGGCCGGGAATAGCCTGCTGATCTGCTCGCTTTTACCGTGTCGGGGCGGCTCGTATACCATAACGCGCCAGAGCTCGTCGTCGGCGACGCGCTGCAAAACATTGGCCAAGAGCTCGTTATGCCAGTACCACTCGAAGTGAGGATTGACGCGCTCCGTGAATTCACGGAAGCTCATCCTCGCTCGGCCCCTCGAGCGCTTCGAGAAGTCGAATGGCCTTGTCTGTACTGACACCATGTAGGACCGCACGCTCACTTGCGCTTTGCTCCCGCAGCCAGGTTTCGTCGGCGAAAAGCTCTTGTTGCGTGGTTAGGGTTTCGAGCGTTTGGCAGAGGTACTGAAAAAGCAATGCGCCAATCTCGCTTTTTTCGTTTGGACGCATTTGGTCATTCGGCGGGGATAGCTGCGCAGACCAATAACCAACAGTGCCGCGCGGGATTTTGTACTCGCGCGCCACCTCAGAGATCGACTGCCCCGCCATGAGCTCGGCCATGACCGCAGCTTTGGTTTCGTCGCTGTATGATCGTCGGCCCATGTCCACATTTCCGGGGGCCGCTGGCAAGGCGGCCCCCAAAAAAGAGAGGAGGAGAATGGGCGGGGTGGGCGCTAGGGGCAGCGCCCGTTGCATGATAAGGTCCGCCCTTGGCATCCAGTATAGTGGAGGGGAGCGAACAAACGGTTCGCGGGGTCACGACGTGCTCAACAATCTCCACCGAAAGCGCTCGTCTTGCCACAGCGGGCAATAGAATGGCTCCGTCTGCAGCACCACCATGTCCTTCTGTATCATGCGCTGCGACACCTCGAACCGCTCCGCCAACTCCCTCGTCGTCATGGGTCGGTCACGTAGAGCGGCTATGATGGCGTCCAGTCGCGCAACGCGGCCGAGGTGCACTAGGAGGGCTCCTGCACACGCACCAACAGCCTGTAGGTTCGGAAGCAGATGGGGCATACGTCCTCCTCTGTCTCCACGGGTACGAATGCGCCGCACTCGCAGCGGATGCACCAGGCGCCGTCGTGCATCATGAGGTCCTGGTGTCGGTGCTTGTGGTAGCAAGGCCGCCTCGCTGCGGCAAGGTCGCTGGCGGTGATGTATGGCGCTCGCGGTTCACTCATCGTCGCGCTCCATCTCTGCCAGCCAGCGCCGATGCTCCGCTTCTGCGTGCTCCACGTCGCGCTCTAGCCGCGCCAGCGCGTCCTCGGCGGTATCGCCCAGAACACCCGAGAGATCACCGAGGAAACCGTACTCGTCCCCCGCCGACACCTGAACGCCATGCTCAGTGACCGTCAGACACACCCAGTCTATCCGGCACGTTTCGCTGTCGGCGTCTACCTTCCGGCCACATAGTGCCCGCATGCGATCCGTTAGCTCATTGACGTTCATCGCCCCTCCTCGACTCTCCGCCACGCATCCTCGATCGCCCGCCGATGCGCGGTGATGCTGTCCGGCCCCACGCCGTATCCCTGGTGTCCCGTCATGCCCTTGGCGGCTGGCTTCGTCACGCCGTGACGCTCGCACGGCATGTGCGGACACGTGTAGAGCACCGTGATCCGTACCGCGTTGGCGTGCTCGGTGTAGCGCCAGCCATCCTGTAGCATCTGCACTGAGGTCATCTCGCGCTTGCGCCTTTTGTCCTGCATGTCGCACACGTAGGCTACCGAGTCCTCACTCATCATCCCATCTCCCTCACCATGTCCGGCGACCAGTCGATCTTCCCGCAGACCTCGGCGGTCGTCTGCCTGAACGCCCGTGCCAAGGACAAGCCGAGGCTCTCGCCGACCTGAGCAAACGCAGCACACACCTCTTGCATAGCCACTGTGAACGGCACCACCAACGACACTAAGCTCACGGGCTCCGGCTCCAGCGGCCCGCGATTCAATGCCCACTCGTAGCTGATGTCACTCATCGTCTGCCTCCCACCACCGCCTAGTCCACCCAACAGTCGTCTAGCCATGCCCGGTGCTGACGCCCAACGATGAAGACCTGCCGAACCCGTGCGGTCTCTAGCCATCGCCATTCCCACCGCTCGTCGAGGTGCCCTTTCGGGAGCTGCGTGGGTAACAGCACAAACCGGCGAACAATCCGGCGATCACCCTGCTGATATGGTGGCTGACGTCTCCATCTCATGGCGTGTCTTCCACCTCCACATCCCCAAACCAGTCCACAAAGTCCCGCAGCCTCACCAGCACCAGGTCGTTGTCATGCCGGCGGCCTTTTTCGTGCAGCACGACCATCGGCAACTTGCCCTCGCTGGCGTTGGTCTCAGCCTGCGTGATAGAGTTGTGCAGCCATTTCGGCAGTGATTTCCGATGTTTCACCTCGATCGACCAGATCTCCGTCTCGACGTCGGGGGTGCACATCCCAAGGGCATGATTCGACATTCGTGTTCCTCCGAGTTTCCTCGCGATGGCGCGCTCGACGCTCTTCCAAGTCGTGTTCGTCAATTATGGTCAACACCTTTCCACGCGCGCACCAACGCGACCCTGCTGCAAACCCGGTGCCTGTCGACTGCGCTACGACGTCCCCACAGTGATACACATCGCCGTCCGCTGCTCGGAACGACTCGCGGTAGGCTAGGACGATGCCCAAGCCACGGTGCTCAAGCAGCTTGCCCACGAGGGCTTTGGCGATGCCACGGCGAGTCACCCTTCCTCCTCCGCTCCCAACACTCGGCACTCCCGCACACTGGCCAGATAGCTCGCCAGCGCCGTGGTGTAGCGTTTGAACGCTGCTTCGTGCTGCTCAGCCAAGTCCGCCTCCTTGCCCAACAGGTGGTCATAGAGTCGCGCAGCCTTTCTACTCTGTGGATGCTGCTTGGTGTACACCTCGCCTCGTGAGACGCGGGTACGCAGCGTTTTCAGGTCCGCCCACAGCAGGTCGGCCTTGTTGTATGCCTCGTTGACGGCCAATCGGTCGAGCCGTCGTCGTTCTGCGGCGAATTCTCGATGGTCGATCTCTCCGTTTTTGTAGCTGGTTGCTAGGGCGTCCACATCAA